TACTAAGATTGTGCTTCTCAAGCAGGTGATTATACATCAAAGCACCACGAACATGCATCGGTGTTCCTTTGCCGTATATGTCTGCTCTTGATGTATACTTAGCAAGTCCATTGACACTTCGCGGGAAAGCAATATCTTCAGGTTCCATTTTATTGAACAACCCACGAGTGTGCTCAATAAATTTCTGTAGAGTTGCTTCATCTGCAGTCAATGATAGTCTTACTGCTTCCTTGAGACTTTCGCGAACAGGTGCTGGAGTCGAGGAACGAACAATCTCAAGACCCATGACTTTAAGTTTCGGGTCTTTGTATCGGACACCTTCATTATCGTAGACGTTGAGTGCATACCTTTTCTTTGCAACCCAGAGACCACGTTCTGCGATTGCCTCACGTTTGAATACAATTTTCTTTTGAAATGCATTCGTGTAGTCCGCAAGTCCATCGCAACTCTTGTTGATTGCCTCTGTGATTTTCTCTTCGCAGATTTTATCGAGAACATCAATGAGTTTATCACGTGATAGATTGCCATAGAACTTACGAACAAGAGGGTCCAAGGAAATATAACAAGAATCAGTATCACTGTAGAAAGAGTAGTTGTGTCCATTTGTTCCTACGACCTTGTTGAGATAGACGTCAAGTGCCTTACCTACTTCCTGAATAATATACTGACCAGTCGTAGTGATACCCTCGGCAATACGAGCATCATAGTATCGGAAATATTCATTCGCCAACGCACCGAACAGTGAGTTCAACTGAATCTTTCTTGCCATCTGAAAGTTATTATACTTCGAGATGTCGTTCTTTAGTTTGGGATTTTTAGTTTCCTCATATTCTTTCTGTGCGATAATCATCAGTTTCTTATACCGCTGTCGGTCATCAAAGAACTTCTGAACAATCTCAGGAAACATTCCCATCTTTTTACGAGTATAACAATAACCATTAGCAGTCATGCAAACATCATCTTGTTTGAGATCTTCGAGATTATAACTATGCTTGAGCAATCCTTTCACCGTTGTGTCTTTTACTACACCCTGAACGAAAGTTTCTGGTGATTGATTGTACTGCATAATGATAGATGGATACAGCGAGGTAGCATCAAAAGAAACAACCCAGTCATACCTTCCTGCCTTTGGTTCTTGCACATACGCACCCTCAATAGTCCTACCCCTGTTTTCTTTCTTCTGGGGAATCTGGATATTTTGATCATGCAAGTGATTGTAGATAATACAATCCCATGTGCGAACCTGTGAGAACACATCAGTATAATTGCACTTAGCATCGTATGCCATCGTGAGCACAAGTTCAATCAGTTTCATCTTGCGCTCAAGTTCGTCAACGATCTCAACGTCGATGATGTTATACTCTACGAACCGTGTCCAGTCTTTTGTATAGAACTCACGGAATGTTTCATACGGATGCTCAAGTTTTTTCTTACCAAGTTCTTCCTTGGCAATGTGATCCAACTTGTAACTTTCTTGTCGAGTATACGTAAACTTCTTATAGAGATCGAGATAGTCAATAACTGCAACACCAGTAATATCATATGAGATATGTTCGCGACCCATGATTGTCAAATTCTTACGACGAACCAGACCCCATGGCGAGAACTTCTTGCGCATGGTTGTATCTTCTTCGGTGCAGAACAGACGATCGATCCGAGAGATTAGATACGCAACGTCGAAGAGTTCGCAGTTCCAACCTGTAATAATGTCTGGGTGATTGTCAGAATAGAAACGCAAGAAGGTTTCTAGCAAGTCGCGCTCATCGTCGCATTTTACATAGAGAAACTTGTTACCTGAATCCCTCAGAGTCTGGACAATCTCAGAGTTCTTATCATCAAACTCACCACACCCGAAGGTGATAATCTGACGAGTTATAAGATTCTTTACCGTGATCAGAAGAACTTCTTCGATAGGATTGTTTACATCAGGAAACCCATGCTCTGCTGAAGTCTCGATATCGATAGTCTGAATATTAAGTTGAGACATATCCCACTGAATTTCTCCAGGATACTTTTTTGTAATATATTGGTAACCATAGTTGGTCTGTCCAAAGATCTCAGAATTCTCTGCTTGACCATATGTCTGAACAAACTGCTTGGCGGCATTGTTATCTTCAAAGTCAATCGGTTGGAGGTTTTCTCCATACAGAGACTTGTATTGTGTTTCTGCGCCACCCTTAGATTTTACAAACAGGGTGGGACTGAAGTCATCTCGTTTGGTGAAGCGCACACCGTTATGTACTCCACGGACAAGAACCTTGGAACCATACTGGTGTGCGCATGTATAAAATTTCATGTAAATCCCTCATCAATCAAATACTACTATACTATAAAACATAACAAAAGTAAAGGGATAAATTATTTCTTTCTTCTCGACAATAGTAATTCTAAATCCATATCTTTTGTGCCACCATCATATGCCAGAGCATATCCCTCAGCAATCATCTGGTTATTTAATGAGATCTCTTGACCGTTGATGAACAGGTGACCAATGATACGACCATACTTCTCTGTACTATCTGGTAACTCAGTCTTGATTAGAATATCTTTAGCACCTGCAAGAGTTTTCTTCATCCACTCTTTAGACTCAAGTCCCAATGCTTTTTCTTTGAGATTTGTTGTTCGACTTTCTGGAGTATCGATACCTGCAAGACGAATTCTTTTAGTAAGGGAAATATCGAAACCAAGGTCAATATCAGCGTCAATAGTGTCGCCATCTACAACTTTGGTAACTGATTTAATGCGGTAAATATACGGGTCTATGTTTGATTGTGTCATATGATAATTTTACTTTCTGGAACGACCAGACCTGAACCGTAGCGAGTATTATACTCGTTTAACATGCCAGTCTCTGGTTCAAAAACTGTGATAACTGCACCAGAGCGAAGAGGAACCATGTCATCTTTCGCATATGGACAGAATGGTGCTAGTCCTATACCGAATTGATTATTCTGATTAGGAATCATCATAATCTGCATAGGTTTCTTTAGAATGACAAGACCATCAATTGTCTCATCGATATCAGCGATAATTTCATCACCACTGATTAACTTCACACATCTAATATTACTCATGTATTCACCTTCATTGTTAATGGTGGGTGAGAATTAATCCCACCCACCAGTATTAAATTACTTTGTTTTACCTTCTGCTAAGAATTCGGCAGCCTGTGACGGATACTCATTATCTTCATCACTGATTTCGATTTTCTTTGCTTTCTTTTCTTCTGGAATAAATGCCTCAAGAAAGATCTTCAGCATACCATTTACCAGAGAAGAACTCTTTACTTCAACATTGTCAGCGAGAGTGAATTCACGTTTGAATCCTCGCTCAGCAATCCCCTTCCAGAGATATTCAGTGGATTCAGGCGAGTCGCACTTTCCGTGGATGGACAACTTGCCTTCTTGCAATTCAATATCAATCTCTGACTTACCGAAACCAGCAACTGCCAGTTCGATTACGTATCGAGTTTCATCGATTTTCTTGATATTGTATGGGGGATATTTAACTGGCATCATCAGTGTCGATTGATCAGCAATATCTGCTAACCTTTTCATGACGCGATCAGCGCCAACAAAATAACGATCGATGTGCGGTAAACTTGTTGTATCAAATTTCATATTTTGCTCCTATTAAGCGAGTGTTAAAAAGGTGCCATCCGAAGCATGGCACCTTCTATTTATACTATACTTTTAGAAGAAAGTCAATTATTTTTTACGACCAATGTTATATTTCTGAACGAGTTCCCATTCAGTTTTTTCTTTGAACGCAATTACTTTAATCTGATTTAGTGGTGCTTTATCTTCATGAATCTCAGGATTTAGAATAGTGATTAATCCCCAATCCGAAAGAAGATGTGCTACCGTGTTTCTGCGTTGTAAATCATTGTCACTAAAGTCTGCATCTTTACCATCCAAGGCAAAGAGTTCTTTAAAGTGCACGATGAAATATCTGCCCTGCTTGTGTAGAATGTGACATGATTGATAAAGAATCTTTTCTTTTCTTGATGCAACACCAATACGGGAAAGGGTCTCGCGAACTTTCAAGAAGTCATCAGGATTCTTTAAGTTGACTTCCAGCGGTGCGTACCCTGGAAAGTCAATGTCAAAAAAATCTTCGCTCATTTTTTACCACCTTTAAACAATTTCTCTTTTATATATTTTTTTTGTTCTTCAGAGAGAATTGTGAGTGCTTGGCGAGCCTTGTCATTGCTGTAACCATAATACTCTTTCACCATCTCCACTTCGGCATCGTCCTCGATTTTGATCCATTTATCAAAACGTTTTCTAGCGCGAATAGTATTTATAAGATACATGTTTTGCATGCTCTTATCGAGATGGGGACGGCAGTTCATTTCATTTGCAGGGTGGACAGTGTCAATACTGAATGTCAACCCACGATTAATGATCCAAGGATTGTATTGTTTCTCAGACCAATCATCAACAATTAGATTCTTCTTTTCATAGTTTATATCTTTAATAAAGTCGAAGGGAGATATACCCTTCTTCTTTTCTTTGTACTCCTCAGCATCATATTCAACTTTTGGAGCACCCAAACCATCGAGCACTCCAGTCATTATTTCCACTCCATCCCTGCCATGATTTCAGCAAGGCAAGCAACCAGATTGATCTCAGGATTAGCAGCAAACGCTGCCTTATACTGATAATCTGCAAGCAGCAGAACCAATTGCGAAGGATACTTGACTTCATCTAGAATGGTATCATAGATCTTACGGAAGATAAGATTTGGGTCATTGTCAATGTTATCGACCACCCAGTTACGCATCTTCTTGAAGTCTTTGCCTTTCAACGAAGCGACAAGTTCTTTCATGTTAACTTCTTGGACGTTGACGAGGATACCTTCATCAATAGTTCCAGACACACTGTACCGTTGTAGTTCGTTTAGGACACGGCGATAGTCAGGGAAGTGCTTCTTAAGAACTTCAGCGACAACCTTCTCATCGAATGTAACATTCTCAGTTGCAAGAATGTCAGACAGACGCTTCATGAAACGACCTGCCATCTTAGGACGGTCTGCCTTTGTCAACTTAAATTCGATGACAGCAGTTCGACTGTGTAGAGGAGCAATGATTCGGTTCTTAAAGTTACAAGTGAAGATAAACCGACAGTTGTTTGCGAACTCTTCGATAAACGCACGCAAGGCAGGTTGGGTAGAGTTTGGATTTAGATAGTCTGCCTCATCAAGGATAACTACCTTGGTCTTACCACCAAAGGAAACTGATGAAGCGAACTCTCGAATCTTAGTGCGGAGAACATCAATACCTGATTCTTCTGAACCGTTGATGATAATGTAGTCACATCCAAGTTCTTCACAGATTGCTCGAGCAATCGTAGTCTTACCAACACCTGCTGAACCGCAGAGAAGCATGTTGGGGATTTCGCCAGTCGCAACGAACTCGCGAAATGTCTTTAGTTGATCATCAGGGAGAATACAATCATCAAGTTTGCGAGGACGATACTTTTCAACCCAAAGGAACTGTTCTTTTGATGCGTTCATTTTTCACTTCTTCCATTATGTTATACTCGGGAGTCCATCCCAAGTTTCTCAATTGTGAATTGTCAGCATGTGTGACAATTCGTTCACCAGTTACTTCACGAATAGGGACATCACGATATCCATATTCACGAGCAACATCAACAACAGAGACAGGATTACCTGTCCCAATATCTAGTGTACCCTGAATACGGGTATCTGTCAATATAATTTTTATCGCTGAAACAACATCTTCAACATGAGTCCAGTCGCGTTTATGATCAGTAAGATACTCAACTTTGTTATTGAGCATCATATCATAAAACATATCGGGACGAGAGTCAGGTCCATAGACAGTGTGAAAGCGCATTCCT